ATCGGGAAAGTCTCCCCTGTTTGACCCTCTACGACAATTTGACTACCTGAACGAGGCACTGGTGTCCCATTTATAGCGATATAGATTTCACACGGACTATTACCTCCACCTGATTTATCAGGTTGGATGCTATAAGTAAAACGATAAATACCTGTTCTTTGAACGAATATTTTAGAACCACTATAACTTGTGTATTGTGCTATTTCTGTAGTATTATAAGTAATTGGTGTAGGTGTGTTCGCTCCTAAAACAGTTTGAGTTTGAGTGCTACAAAAAGACCCATATGCTATAGTTTGAGACCACGGTGGAATATAGGAAGATTGTATATATCCTGTTGTAGGGTCAATAAATTCTGTTCTACTCATATTTATAATATATATTTATAAAAATTGTAATTTTCATTAGTAATAAAATAATGATTATATCTTGAATTATTAGTCCAGTAAAGATTATATAAATACCATTTATTTATAGTAATAGGTGGTAGAATTTCTCTAATAAGTTTCATATTAATTTATATGAATATTATTTAATTATTTATTTAGCGTTTCATATGTCGTTTTAATTTACCGCCACTCATACCCATACCTTCAGCATCTTCCATTTGACCGCCACTTACACCGCCTCCTGAAGCACCTAAACCAACTGCTCTTTCAATTAATTTTGGGGCAACATTTAAAGCAACATTACCTAAAGCAGAGCCAATGTCTTTTAGGGTGTCTAAAAATGAACCACCTACCATTCTTTTAACATCCCCGCGAGTATATGCGCCCATTTGGGAAGCATCAAGGACATCTTGTTTAGTTAAAATCCCCGTGAATACGCTTGATTGACCCCGCTCACAAACGAAGACCCCGCTATTCATAGTGATTAAACAGATTTCAGGAGTAACTGATTGGTCACTGTTGTTAGTGACATTTAAATTAATTTGTAAGTTGAAGTTCCCTAATGACCCTGGAGCATAGAAGTCCTCGGTCAATTGAATTGCTTGTGCGAAGTCCAACATTAAGAATGAACCTGAAGTCCATAATCTATAACCATTTGGAACTGATGGTGAATAATTACCACCTGCTATTGAATTACGGAATGCTTGACCCGAGAATTCATACCAATTCTGGTTACTGCCCGCATCTCGGGAATATCTATAAAGGTCTTGAATTTGTGCTGATGCTAAAATACCCGATTGATTATTAAAATTGATAGAAATAGAATTAATAACCATACAACTATCACTATCATCCCATAATTGACTTGTCATTGGCTTACGAACCATAAGTATTAACTTGTCGGGGATTTGATTTAATTGAAGGGTTGATGTAGTTAAACTTGCTGATGCTCCTGCTGATAATGGTGTTTGGGAAGTTGTTAAATAACGCGGTAATTCATAATAAGGAACAACATTGCGAGGATTGACAAGGGCATCGCTGGGATGTGGGGTCAAGAAGTTAAAGAATAAACGGGAATTTGAGAATGATGATAAACTAACTGAATATGGAGCACCGTTATATTGACTTGCGTCGGTAATTGCTTTAGCAGTTCTCCAAAAGCGTTTAGTATCCCCGATGTTGAAGACGAAGTTAAGGTTTTGAATACCATAAAAACTTTGTGCGTTTGATTGAGGATTTGCGAAAATAAATGGGGAAAGTAATAAAGGTTCTGTAATTTGAACTTGAATAGTAACTGTGCGTGATGCTACACCATCACCTACAGTATTACCTGCTATTGATAATAATGGATGTGCGCCACGAGGTAATAAATCATTATCAGCGACATTGACCCAACTACCTAAAGGATTGTTATTAGCACCAACCGCATCTGGGTATTGTTTATAAGTATCAAATGCTACAGGGGTCATACCGTTATATGCTTGTAATTCACGGACATCATTACAGCGTAAGATTGCTGGTAATACATCGCGAATATTTATTGAAACACTATTATTATTAATAGTTGCTGTCATAACACTACAGAGGGAATGTAATGGAAATGGAGCAAGGGCTTCTGTAAGACCATAATTGACAAGGTATTCACCTAAAGCAGGGACACCACTTACGACGAATTCTACGGTTGATTGCCACATAACACGACGGTCAATTAGGGTTTGTTCGCTGGGAACTTGGATATTATATGTGTGACTGGAAGTGGTTTGTGAAATTGCGTTGAATTGAGCGCAAGTAACATTCTGGCCGCCCTTTTCTACTTTATACTTGACCCTGTCAGTGACAGCCAAGCGGGGGTCTATAACTTTTACCTTAACGAAATCAGCCATTATATTTATATACTATATCATAAGATTAGAAAAAAATTATGGAATAAAACTTAACTCCCATTTTTTTATCACATTATTATATATAGATTTAATAATGAGCCAAAGTGAAAGTGGTAAATTGATTTTTTTTAGTGGTTCGGTTCAAGCCAACAATGCTACTCCTGTTGATGTTAATGATTGTCGTATTCAATCAACTTCATTCGTCTTATTAGGTCTTCCTTCTATTCGTGTTGGCGCTAATGCGGGTCAAGCAACCGTCTCTGTTTCTGCTGGTAAAATTACTTTAACAGGAGGCGCTACAGATACTTCAACTTATCCATATTGGGTTGTATCAAGTCCTATTCTTGCTTCTGGTAGTGAAGCCTCGGTATATACTCAATAAAAAAATATATCGCTATTTTATACTATAAAATGAATAATACTTCAAGTGATATTCAAAGTCAATCTCAAAGTGAATTATTTACAGGTTTAATAAGCACTGGTTTTACGGTTTTATCATTTTTATTATACAAAGTTGTAAAAAAATATACATTAAATAGTGATTGTAAAAATAATCAACTTCATATTACCTTATCTTCTCTTGATGATAAAATCAATCAAACCCATACCTATATAACAACCTTTTTTGAAAGTATGAAGGAAGAAGTTGAAAGACAAGATAGATATAATCGTATAGTTAGAGAACATAGAGACGCTACAATAGACAAGAATGGTTTAAGCGAACATAAATCTTCTCTTAACTTATAAAAATCTATATCTTAAGTTTTTACCGTTATTTTTACTAAAACGGTTAATTACCAGAAAAAAAGGTTAAAAATAGGTTAAATAGTTAAAAACGGTAAAAAATTGTATTTTCGTTTAAAGTTAAAACAAAAATATAATGAAATATATAAAATGACTTACTCATTTATGGTAAATAATATTAATATTGAATGTGAATGTTGTTGTGATTGTCCTATCAATCAATTATATAGACAATTAGAAAATCAATTCAATATTATTAAAAATAATAATTCAAGAAACTTAACTATTGATATAGATTGGATTTATAATAAAAAAAATATTTTTAAAAAAACTGTTAGAGATGTCTTAACTAAAGTCGGTTATGATAAAATAAAATTCTCTAAATGTGATAATTGCCCTATTACATATCATATTAAATTTAAACGGTCTCCTTCTTTAGAACAACAAGAAGTTAGTTATTTGAATACTCAAAATTAAAAAAAATTTGATTTACTTTTTTTTTATTTTTATTTTTATTTATAGTGAAAAATGAGTAATATTAAAGTAATAGAATATGATGAAAATAATACATATCACAAAGATAGTATTATTGAATTAAGTGAAACATTTAATTTTTATAAAGATGATATATATGCTAATATATATCCTGAAAAAACAATAGAATATATTAAACATAAGTTTCCTAATGTTGTTTTTACTAATTCAAAAAAAAATGAATTTTTATCAATGCTTAAATCTTCTACAGGTAAAGTGTATGGTTATTTATTAATTGATAATAATAAAATAGTTGGTTTTGTTTTGTTAAGTGATTATCAAAATTTTATAAGATATTTAGAAATGACTTTTATATTTATTCATCCTGATTATAGAAATAAGGGTTATGGTAAGTTAATGATTAAAATTATAAGTCATTTTTGTAATAAATTAAATTATAATGGTATAACGGTTGGTTGTTATACAGATAATAAAGAGGCTATTAAATTCTATCTTAAAAATGGATTTTTATTAGAATGTATTAAACCACGAATGTTATATGATGATAATTTAAATGAAACATACAAAAAAGCAATGTATCTTATTTATAACAT